TGGCTGATTATGTGCAGGTGTATTTGGATACGGTGAGATGGTATGAGTCTGCCGATAGCAAGAGGACAATCTTGCTTACAGAGCAAAAAGTGGATTTTTCTCACGTAGTTCCTGACGGCTTCGGCACTATTGACAGCGCAGTTATTGACCTAAAAGAGCGGGCAGCGCATATCTTTGACCTTAAGTATGGAAAAGGCATAGCGGTTGACGCGATGGAGAACTCTCAAGGGCTTTTGTACGCTATAGGTCTGCTACATGACTATAGTGATTCTTACGACATCAAAGAGGTCTTTATACATATTGTACAGCCGAGACTGTATAGCCATACCATCTGGAAGCTATCAAAAGATGATATTGATGAGAGAGCAAAAGAGATACACATTAAAGCGCTGGCGTGCCTAGAGCCTGACGCTCCTAGGGTTCCTAGCGAAGAGGCGTGCCGTTTCTGCAAAGCTAAAGCAGACTGCAAAGCACTGGCAGACAATGTTGTTACGGCTATGGGAGCAGAGTTTGATAATTTAAACCAGCTAACATCTGAGTCTTTGAGTAACGCTCAGAGAAAATCTATTTTAGATAATAAAAAGCTTATCATTTCATTTTTAAACGCTGTCGAGGCGCAGGCGAAATATACGCTTGAAGTTGGAGGATATGTTGAAGGCTATAAGATGGTTGAGGGTTCTCCACGTACCACGTGGACGCAATACGCTATAGATGAGTTGCCCGGTTTCTTAGGTGATGACGCGTTTAATAAAAAGCTTATATCAATAACAGACGCAAAAAAGATACTGGATAAAAGCATGATTGAGGGATTGACTTACAAAAAAGAGATGCCACACGTTCTTGTTAAGAATTCAGACAAAAGAGAAGGGGTGAATTTTACGAGCATATTTGACGATTTAGACGATTAATTTTAATAATAAAATAAAATAACATAATAGGAAAAATAAATGACTACCAATACAAGAATAACTTTAAAAAATGTACGACTTTCGTTCCCTGATTTGTTCAAAAGATCAACTTTTGAGGGAGTTGAGACAAAATACGGCGCTACACTGATTATATCTAAACAGGATAAAAAAGCTGTTGCTGAAATTAATGCAGCTATACAGGAATTATTATCAGATAACAAAGCAACTCTGCCTGCGGATAAGATATGTCTGAAAGATGGCGACTTGGCAGTCAATGACTACAACCGAGGGCATTACACGCTAAACGCGTCAAACAATACGCGCCCTGTAGTGGTTAACAGAGACCGCTCACCTATCACAGATGACGATGACATTATTTACGGAGGGTGCTATGTGAACGCGATTATTGATTTCTGGTATCTATCAAGACCTACTAACCGCCGAATATGCTGTAATCTTCACGCTGTTCAGTTCGTTAAAGATGGCGAAAGATTCGGTGGTGTTTCTGTTAGCGCTGACGAGTTTGACGATATTAGTGACGATGAAGTAGATGATGCATATGATGATGTACCGTTTTGAGTCTATCTGAATCCAGTATAGAAAAGAAAGTTTGCACTTACGCTGTAAATGCAGGCTTTCTTGCCTACAAATTCTCATCGCCTGCGCACCGAGGAGTACCAGATAGGGTTTTTCTTGGTCACGGGCGTTGCTTCTTTATAGAGTTTAAGATGAAAGGTAAGGTAGCAACTAAGCGTCAGCTGTACGAACATAAAAAAATAATTAAGAGTGGTTTTGACGTGTATGTAATAGATAGCGTTGAACTAGGAATCAACATAATAAGTAAACTGGTAAAGACATGACAACTGAAATGACGACTGAAGAAGCTAGAAGAATTTCTGATGCAGCCTGCTTGAAATGCTCAGAATATGCGAACTACATTAATTCTGGCAGAATTTTAGATGATTTGGGCGAATTAAAGCTATCAAGTTGTGAAGAGCTGGCTTTTTTTGATGATGCGGAAAAAAAGTTGGAAGCTTTTGAGGAGGTAGCTGATGAAGCATGCAGAGATGTTGCTAGGATAAAAAGGCGTAATAAAAACTTAATGCGTAATAAAAAATAACACCACCCAACCAAAGGTATAAAAATGTTAAAAAGAGAGCAATTACACGAATATCAGGTTAATACAATTAATTTTGCAAAAGAGAAGCTAAAATGCGGCCTATTCCTTGATATGGGAATGGGGAAAACGGTATCTAGCCTAACAATAGCATCTGATTTATTAGAAGCAGGTACGGTAAAAAGGGTATTGATTATAGCTCCGTTAAGGGTTGCAAACACCGTTTGGAAACAGGAGATAGACTGCTGGGAGCATCTTAAGCATCTTAAAGCGGTCATTTGCACTGGTGATAACGTATCACGGATAAAGTCGTTTGCAAAAGATGCGGATATACATGTGATTAATAGAGATAACGTAAAATGGCTAGCTGAAAACATTCCATGGAAATGGGACATGGTGATTATAGATGAGTCATCAAGCTTTAAATCACATGCAACCAATAGATTTAGAGCGCTAAAGGCTCAGCTAAAATATCTAAAAAGCATCATTATATTAACTGGAACTCCTATGCCTAACGGCATTCACGACTTATGGTCACAATTATTTTTAATTGATAATGGAAAGAGATTAGGGAAGAAAATAACGGCATACAGGGAAAAATATTTTACCCCCGGGTATATCAGGGGAACGTATAATCAGAATGCTGGTTCACAACGAATTGTAGAGAATAAAATTGATGACATATGCATAAGCATGAAAGCAATTGACCATTTAACACTTCCTGAGCGCGTTGATATAATCGAGTATATCGACATGCCGAATCAGATTAAAAGTGACTATAAGAAATTACAAAAAGAATTAGTCATAGAGTTGGAGCTTGATACAGAAATTGCAGTAGATAATGCGGCCGTTCTTACTAACAAACTAATGCAAATGTGTAACGGAGCTATCTATGATGAAGATGGTGGCGCGCATATACTGCATAGCGAAAAAGTAGATGCGCTAGCAGAACTGGTTGAAGAAAACTCATCTGAAAATTTCCTTGTTGCGTACAATTTTAAGAGCGACCTAGAGAGATTAAAAGAAAGATTTCCAAAAGCCGTTACAATATCAAAGGGCGGTGAGGAGATTGACCAGTGGAATAATGGGCATATCAGAATGCTACTTGTCCATCCTGCAAGTGCTGGCCATGGTCTGAACCTTCAGCACGGTGGAAGTGTCGTTGTCTGGTTTGGTCTGACGTGGTCACTGGAGTTATATCAGCAACTCAACGGCAGATTGCATAGGCAGGGTCAGAAGCATACAGTCAGAGTCATACATATTGTTGCTAGAAACTGTATTGATGAAACTGTTATGAATGCAATTAAAGAAAAGTCTAAAAATCAGACAGAATTAATTGATAATCTTCGCTACGCACTTAAAAACTGGAAAGAGTAGCATTTTAATCTCTACCCGTTAGCCATCATTTTAGCTAGTGTGGTTGCTCTATTCCCAACCTGCCTAGCCCAGCGACTATCCAGCATTTGCTTAGATGCTTCGGTATAGTCTCTGGCATTGATTGCGGCAATCATTTTTTTAAAATATAATAGTCGCGTCAAACCAAGGTTAAATGTCATATCTATCATAGCAATTCTTCTAGCGTTGTTTAGTCCATTAAACCACTCGTATCTTTCAAGGCATGAGATAGTCTCTTTTACATCGTTACGTAACATAAAATCAGCCTCATCCTTGCTAATACCGTTATCATCTAGGTTTCTTCCATACCCGATAGTCTTTTTTCCAGCGGTACATTGATACACGTTTAGCCTTAGTCCTTCATGTGTTTTTATTAAGTCTATGACACTGGAATTATTGTTAACAATTTCTTTATAGTTCATTTTTATCGTATTCTCTTATTGCGTTCGTTGCATCCATCTCACTGTCAAAATTCCCCAGTGAAATGAGCTTTTTATTCCTGTATATTTTAACACGCCAGTGTTTCAGTCGAGATACATAACTAGCGCCCGCGGCAAACTCGAAAAGGTTATCATATCGTAAATCTGATTGGTCGCCGTTTCTATTTATTACCTGATACTGCGCTTCATATCCGTTCACCATCTTAAAAATTATATGCGGAGTATGGAACGATTTGGCATTTATATAGACAAAATGCCGCCCAGATGGCTTTTTTATTCCTCCTGCTGGTTTTCCAGCCATCCTTGAATTAACACTTAGCATCTGGCGTTCTGATGAGAAGTGCGAGACAGGACGAGCTCTCCAGATAAGCTCCCCACTAGCTGGTGTGTACTCTAGGCATTCATGCAGATATTCAACGCTTGGTTGGTGGCGTTTGGTCATTGGAATATATCATATAGGTAGTAGGTTTTGTATATTATACATGTAAATAAAACTTGTCACAGTTAAACCCGCGCGTATAATGAAAACTCCACTAATTAAATAAAAAGGAAAAAACGATGTATGACGAATCAGGTTATGAATCAAAAAGTCTTTTTAAGATTGTTGATAAAAAAACGGGAAAAACGTTAGAGCAGGGACTTGGTTTCAGTAGTGCTGTTAAAAAGAAGACAAACAGTAATTACATTAAATACCAGAAAAGAAAGCTAGGAGAGTATAACTTAGAAAAAGGCAATTTATCCGGTATGTTTAAGTAACAATAACGAATCCAACCAAAGGAAATTTTATGAGTATAAAAACAAAAATAGTAGGTGTTGTCGCATTAGCCATGTCGGCATCAAGCTTTTCTATAATGGCATCATCTGACGGTGAGGACATCGAGCCTTCTGTGTCTAAAGAATATGTTAACAGCGGACTTGATGTATTTAGAAGTAACATCATAGATGCTCAGACCACACTTGGAGTGGCAAAAGTCACAGCAAAGCTAACTAAAGATAAATCAGTAAGTGATGCTCTTAATATAGAGAGAGCATCAATTGCTATGGCTAGTGGTAACGCTAACGAGAAAGAAAAACTCAGGACACAGGAAAAACCATGGGACGAGGCCGGCATTAGATTGATGGTTCATAGACACATCTACTCTGATATATCCGTAGTCACTGATAAGTCAGAGGCGCGATGGTACTCAAATAGAACATGCACTTTCTTTTGCAATACTAACTACAGGGAAGATGTGGCTAACGTCATGACGATTGAATACCGGGCGCTGACCAAAGATGTAAATGCACGTTCAGCCTACTTGAAGACAAAAGTTGCCCTTGTTATGACTATAAAAGAGCAGGCAGCACTTGCTAAAGAACAGCTTGACTGGGCTAAAAATTTTCAAAAGAAGGTCCTTCATGCTGACCACTAC